TGATGTGGTAAATGCCTGAAAGTAGCTATAATGCGCACCGCCTCCATGTAGCAATCGAGGCGCGGAAGATCGTCATCTCCGGTGAGGTGGCTGGATTTCAAATCCAGTTGGGGACGCCAGCGTTCCCTGGCAGGTTCGACTCCTGTGATCTTCCGCCAAAACTCCTCCGTCCTCATCCGAGAATTTCTAAAAAATCTTTATTTTCAAAGTACATAGCAATTCACTCATCCGTAACCGTCCGACAAATTCTCCCTGAATCCTTGAAAAATATGTATAGTGATGTGTATAGATTTTTTATACATATTTTTGGCTTATACACATGGCACTTACAGATATACAAATCAAACGAGCAAAGCCCCAAGACAAGCCATACACATTGAACGACGGGCAAGGCCTGTCATTGCTTATCAATCCCGATGGCTCGAAAGGCTGGCGTTTCCGTTTCCGCTTTGCCGGGAAAGCGCGGTTAATGTCATTTGGTAGCTACGATTTGGTAAGCCTTGCAGAAGCCCGTGAGAAGCGTGACACCGCCCGTAAGCAAGTTGCTAATGGCATTGACCCGGTAGAGGAACGCAAAGCATTAAAACTCGCTCAAAAGCTATCAACAGAAAACTCTTTCGAATCAGTAAGCCGTGAGTGGCATTCCACTAAAGCCGATCGTTGGACGGTTGCTTATCGAGAGGAAATCATCAAAACATTTGAGCAGGATGTTTTCCCTTTCATTGGTAAACGACCAATAGGTGAGATTAAGCCAATAGAGTTGCTTGAAGTACTGCGACGCATTGAAAAACGTGGAGCACTGGAAAAAACACGTAAAGTACGCCAGCGATGCGGTGAAGTGTTTCGCTACGCAATTATAACTGGTCGTGCAGAGTATAACCCTGCCCCCGATCTGGCTATAGCTCTGTCCGTTCCCCAAAAAAAACATCACCCGTATTTATCTGCCGAAGAATTACAAGATCTTATTCGCGATTTAGAAGCGTACACAGGTAGCATCATAACTAAAAATGCAACAAAAATAATTATGCTAACAGGTGTAAGAACTCAGGAAATGCGTTTTGCGACTTGGGATGAAGTTGATTTAGAAAAAGGTGTATGGGAAATACCGGCAGAAAGAATGAAAATGCGTAGGCAACATATTGTGCCTCTTTCTACTCAGGCAATTGATCTTTTCAAACAACTTAAGCCTATTACAAATTTCTATCCATTTATTTTCATAGGTAGAAATAATCGTAAAAAGCCTATTTCAAAAGAGAGTGTCACTCAAGTAATTGAGTTATTGGGATATAAAGGGCGCGCTACAGGCCATGGATTCAGGCATACTATGTCTACAGTTTTACACGAAAACGGCTTTGATACTGCTTGTATTGAAATGCAGTTGGCACATGTTGATAAAAATCACATTCGTGGTACATACAACCATGCCTTATATATATCGCAACGCAGAGAAATGATGCAATGGTATGCTGATTTACTTTATCCAAACTATGGGGCTGATTAAAAATCAGCCCCATAGGTCTATTTGATAACTTCAATCTTAGAAGTTTTTATAGCATGTTCTAAAACTTCACTCTCTCCACGAGTTGCTTCACCTATAATATTCACAACTTTCCTCGCCCTAGTAACTGAAACATACATTCTATTGTGCGCGATATAGTTTTGATACATTTTTGTTGCGGTTGATGTTGCTTTAGCAATATCAGGAATTCGTCCTTTATCCACACCAACTAATATGACAGCATCAAATTCTAACCCACCAACAAAGTCAGCCATCGTAAGAATATAAAGGCTTCCTTTATCAGCAAGGTTTACTGATGATAAATCTCCACGCTTCGTAATTTCAATAATCCTTTTTTTATTATCGTTAGCGTATGAAACACCTTCACTGTACGTAAATCTATCGAAAAATATTATTGCTACCTGATGTTTTCTGGCACCAAGTTTATCTCTTATAGTATCTGCAAGTTCAAAAGCCTTACTATATATATTCGACGAGGAGTCAATCAAATAGTACTTAGGATGTTCGTCCTCAAATTGGTCGCTATATATATATGGAGCTTCAGATATAGGATTATCAAAATTGGTAAATATATTAGCGCCATGTGAAGTAATTGAGAAGGCCAAATCAGTAATTAGAGGAGAGGATCTAAATACAGCATTAAGTTTTACTTCTTCAGTTTCGTTCTTTATTCCTACCGAATTATTAAAATCAACATCATTCCAAGCTATATCACCAAGCGCTTGTGCTAAATCAATAGCATAAGATATAGGAGACAAACTACTATCCTTCGTTAAATAATGCACAAGTGACAATTCATTCATGTTAAACAAATGAACTTCGTCAATAAAAATTGCATCAAACCCATCGTTTTTACGCCGCCTACGCCAAATAGGCGAATCCAGTTTAGAAAGGGCTGAAATAGCCACATCATCAACATCAAACTGGGAAAGATTGTTTAATATCTCTGAATACTTGTTAAAAACATCGAATATAAAGCTTCTATCATTTTTATTTTGGATAGGTAAGCCATAGGAAGGACGTTTAACATCTTTGTAGCTGTCGAGGTTTTCATCGGAGCGACCTTTGATAACCACACTTATCTCATGCCTAAGCATGTCAGCTATGTGAAACTCATCTTCATCGCAAATAAACTTATAAAGCTCAGGACTTATAAAACCTTTCTTTTCTTCTAAAGTACTTTTCTCGTCTGATACTAATTCTACAAGATGAAGTAGCTGGATGTTTTTAGATTCAAAAGTATCTTCATCCAACAATTCAGTCTCATGTATATCCTGTTTTAAAAACTCAGTACATACATCTTGTAAGGTTTTTATCTCAACTTGGTCTAAAAGATTCTCATCATAATCTTCAACACTGCCACTTAAAACTTCAAAAAAATAATGGACATTATTTACCATCTCCGTACTCGGAGCAATAAATAGAAACTTAACTTTCTTCCCTTGCCTATTAACTTCATTTAACCAATAAAGTATTTTAAGCACCATACATATTGTTTTACCAGACCCTGCAGGCCCCTCAATTCTAGCGGGTTCATTATATACAGTCTTTATAAATGTAAGCTGTTTTGATGATAGTTTTTTGAAGGGATCTGAAAATCCTAAAATACTAGAGGTTTCAATCTTCTCCTCAGTTAAATCTGCAGTTATAAACGATGCCTGAAGATGTATTTCTTCATTTTTATTCTTTTGATATGACTCATGGGAGAACAATATCTCAATAGATTTATTAAAGTTAGTTGAAGGATATTCTTCTTTTGTTCCATCGCCTCCATTTGTACCAAATCTATAGGCGAGCAAATGTTTCCCTGGAAATCTTCGTGACATTCTTTTTTCGCTAGGTTGTCGCTCTAATGTAATTCGATAAGGTGCTCCGGAGTTCATTGGGAAAGGAAAAACAATTGCTTTACTTGAACTTGGTGGGATGTATTCATTATTATTGAAGTTTAAGTTGCCCCAATATTTCACACAAAAACGTAGTGTTTTTTGAACGGCTGCAACAATTAAACTGTGATTTACAATACCAAAATCCAAACATTCAAGATCTATTGTTAGCGTATTTTTTTCAGATGAAAACTTTTCTTCTGAAGTAACCAGAACATAACCATTCTTGGACTCCACCATTTCTAAACCAAGATTTTCAGCAGATTCTTTATTTCCTTCACCTAAAAAAATTGAAACTAAATCTTGTGCGCGCTCAAAATCGTAACTTTGCAGTTCCCTATTAGATATAATAGCTTTCACTGCATCTTCAGTCATCCCTAAATAATCAACGCTTTTCATAAATATCCTTTATAATCGAGAGTGTATCAGAATTAATATCTTCAGTACCGATTCTGCTATAAAATTGCGAAAACCTTTGAAGCAAATGTTCCGTATACGGTGAATTTAGTGTTGAAAAGAATTTAGCTTCTTCAGACTCTTTAATATGCAAATTCTTATAGAGCGTGTTCTTACTTCTATTATATTTTTGAAAGTATAATATTTTATCTATATCCAAAATAACTTGCATGGATAAAGTAATTGGCTCACCTAAATCAATTATATAGGCTTCAGATGTATCTCCCATAAGCCCTTCGATGAAATAGACATTTGCTTTCGAGTGATTGAATAAAGATTCTAGATATTTCTTTTCATTCTCAAGAACAGATTTAACGCCACACTTTATTTTTTTATTTTCTAAGAAGCTAGAAAACTGTTCAATTTTATCTTGCTCTGTTTTTTTTATTTTCTTTTCGGTTAAAATCCTTATAACCTCATCAGACTTGAACACCCTGAAGGATTCGTAACTTAGACCATATTTAATAAGAAGGGCATCGAGCTGCTGTATTACATCAGATTTTGATTTTTCGAAAATATCATCATCACCATATAGAGTCATCCAGTCGAGAAATCTATAAACAGGTAAGCAAACAATTTTATTAAGTTTCCTGTGTTCAAGATCACATCTTGCAGTAATTATTATACCCATACATGGATTACCAGCAGATGTTTCAAGACCAGAAAATACCGAGCCTTGGGTGAACTCTCCTTTACCATATAGGGAAACCGTCTCACGCATATACTACCCTCAAGTTTCGAGTCAACACTTTGTTACACAATCCAATAAATTAAGATAATTCTCAACTACATTTCAACCACCAATTATGGGAATTTCGAGCTTAATACATGTAACTTGCGCGCAATGCTCTCCCCGCCACGCCTGCCCGCGTAAGGGGGCGCTTTTAATGCAGGTGCATGACCGGCCTCAGGGCACGCCAGTGTTAGCGCTGGCGGGGGATTCAGTGTCGGTAAAACGCATGCAAAGCCATGCACCTTATGCATGCATGGCTTTTATACGTAAAAATGGAGGGATTATCGGGGATTTTTAAGCGGACTGTTGCACAGCCAGTTCTGCGCGGCGGCGGGTGTAATTCAGGTTATGTGCAGGCGTGAATTTTTCACGATTATCATCGCGCGAAGCCGCGTCAGGCCTGAATCCGATGGCCGTTAAAATGTCATTATCCTGCGCCGAATAATTAATTTTTTCACCAGCGGACAGCCAGAGCTGTAGCGCCTCGCGCAGATAATCGAGCGAGTGCTGCATGGCGCAGCGCTGAACGGCGGAATGTTGCCCGGAATAATTCATCAGCTCCGGGGCAAGGGCGGCGGCCAGCTCCGCGCCGTGCGCCTGCATAAAATCATTTAATCGGTCGCGGATGCTGATGCGCTGCACCTCCTCATGCGAGCGGATGTAGCGACCGGCAGCCTGATTAATTTCCCACTTTTTCACGTCGATAATCTCACGCAGCGTTTGCAGGCTCCGGCCGCTGTGCCCGCTGCCTGCAAGCTGTTCGCGGTATGTCTGCTCGGCCTGCGTCAGTTCTTCTCTGCGTTGCAGCCAGGCGGATTTGTTTGCCTGACAGGCCTCAAAGGCTTTCTGTTGCGTCAGTGTGGTCACGTATGTTTCTCCTGATGACTGGCCGTGCTTACGCACCGGCACGGCTAACGGTGGCCGCCAGTGCGGTTACCGGGATAACCGGCTCTGTCGCCGGTGAACGAATAACCCCGTCGATGGATTCAAGAGTGCGGAACGTGGCCGAGCACTCGATGTTCATGCACTGGTGATAGCGCTGTTTGACGTTATCGGACAGATACCGGCTGGTTCGGGAATGCGCGCTGGTTTTGCAGAACGGGCAGTGAAACATGCTTACACCTCCGCTTTTTTCTCGCCATTTTCAGCCAGTTTTCTGGCGAGCATCATTCTCTTCGCAGGGCTGCGTAACAGCTCCGTATCCACGCCGGTAATCTGCGGCCGGTGCATGCCTGTCACGGACAATACCGGCTCCTGCTTCATATCGAAGTGATACAGGCTGCCCTGACGGCTCAGCGCATCGCGCAGCTCGCCGATGGCAACGGACTGCGGGGCGCTCTCCCCCTTCATTTCGAGGGCACGAATGCGTAGCAGGAAAGCGCGAATGAGCGCGACGGGAACCGCATTGACTGCCTGAGACCATTCCGCACCGGCGTAAGCGGTAAAGGCATCTTCATGCGCTGACAGGTATTTATTGGCGGTGGAGCAGGCATTCAGCATGGCGCGTGTCCGGTCGGTCTTCAGCTCCGCAATCAGGCCGGTGAACTCGTCGGCCAGCTCGCGACTGGCAATACGCCTGCTGTGCTCATCTTTCATTTCAGGGGTGAGACTGCCACGCAGGGTGCGAAAGCGGCTGCGCCAGTCCTGCTCCGCTTCTGCACTCTCACTGAGGGCGGTCTGCCGCTCCTGCTTACAGCGTTCAATGGACGTATCAATCTCTTTCAGTACCTGCATGCTGGCTGCGAGGGTGTCTCTGGCCGCAGTAAATGCGCTCAACTTATTAGTGATGTGCTGGTTGTTCTCTGCATACTGCTGAGCGGCAACATTTTGCAGGGCGGTAATGACTGTTTCGGGTTTCATGTTCAGGCTCTCCGTTTATTCAACCTGAAATGATTCTGCCCTTCATCACACAACATCTCGATTCATTGCAGTTGTGGCAGTTCTGGCACAAACAGCACTTAAAACCCGGCTTGCCAGAGAAAGGTCTCAGCAAACCTTACTCATCGTTTGTTTTTTTACTTATAACTATTCACCACTGTTCACCTTAAATAAAAATATAAGTAATACAGTAAGATAAAGGGTGAACAGTTGAGGGCATGACTGTTCACCGTCTGTTCACCACTGTTCACCCTCCTGTTTTGCTCTGTCTATACCACTTAGACTTTATTTCGATTAAAAATGAAAAATGTATAACTAAAAGAAATAGAAATTGCTGCATTGTAATGCAGTGATTTGCACATCTTTGCCAGCGTTTGTCTTTGTTTGCCAGAGCGAAAAGTCAATGTTTGTTTCCCCGAAAATCTCACATGACCTGAGGAAAAATATAGACATAATAAGGAGCTACCCGAAGCCGGACGGACATGACCGGCACTGTATGGACTTTATGAGGTAGCCCGATGCACACCGCTTTTTCTTCCCCGTCTTCTGCCCCTGCCGCACCACTAATGCCGGTTTCTGATGCCGTTCAGGAGCGCTTTATCCGCCTGCCTGAAGTGATGCATCTTTGCGGTCTGTCCCGGTCGACCATTTATGACCTCATTAGCCGGGAAGCCTTCCCGAAACAAATCAGCCTGGGCGGTAAAAACGTGGCGTGGGCGCAGTCTGAAATCACGGCATGGATGGCAGATCGCATTGCCGAACGCAACCGGGGCTATGACGCATGATGATGACCGTTCAGCAAACAGATCCTTTTTCTAGCTTGCTTCCTGTCGCCGTTTCCAGGTATAGTTTTCTCGCTGTCGCAAAATCGGCAGCCGGAATTGGCGTTCCGCGAAACTCAATGGCGACACCAGACGCGCCATGCGTCTTTTTTTTCGTCGTAGCTCAGGCACACCCATTTTCCGGGCTGTGGTGTCTTTTTATACACCATGGTTCCAGCAAGATAATGGTAGTCCGGGCGGGGCAGCCTTCGGGCTGGCCGGTATCCATTGAGGCCGGTTACGCCAACCCCGTTCGGGCTGCCACCAGTGAAATTGGCGTTTCCGGTGGTAGCAGTAACCGCTACTCAATGGAGGCTGCCATCATGGCTACTATCCTCACCCCGTCACACCCGCAGTTCGTCTTTGTGTTTGCCGCCGTTTGTCGCGCAGACCGTAAACCCCGTATTTGTATGCTCCGCACCGTTGCCGGTGATGAACACGCCGCACGCCTGTCCCTCGTTCGCGACTACGTTCTGTCGTTCGCTGGCCGCCTGCCGGTTGCGGAGGTGCGTGCATGAGACACACCACCATTACCGCCCGTGACCTCGAATGCCTTGAGCACATGCGCAACGTCGGCCAGCTCGTCAACGAGCTGATGCAGGTGCAGGACTGCGCGACCGTTCGTCGTGACCCGGCGCAGCATTCACAGCTCACTTCCGTGATTTACCTCATGACCGTCCAGCTCGACGGCGTGGTAGAGCGCTGCAATCAGCGCTGGCTGACCGGGGAGGGCTACGTATGAAAAAGCCATTACCCCCCGTATTACGCGCCGCGCTGTATCGCCGCGCTGTCGCCTGTGCATGGCTGACGGTATGCGAACGCCAGCACCGCTACCCGCACCTCACCCTCGACGCGCTGGAAAGTGCGATTGCCAACGAGCTCGAGGGCTTCTACCTGCGCCAGCACGGCGAGGAAAAAGGCCGCCAGATTGCCTGTGCACTGCTGGAAGATTTAATGGAAGCCGGACCGCTCAAGGCCGCGCCGTCGCTGTCCTTTCTCGGGCTGGCCGTGATGGATGAACTCTGCGCCCGTCACATGCAATCGCCTGTTATGCACTGAGGGAGAAAATAACGATGAAAATGAACGTAACAGAGACGGTAAAACAGGCGTGCGGCCACTGGCCGCGCATTCTCCCTGCGCTGGGTGTGAAGGTCATAAAAAACCGGCATCAGGCCTGTCCGGTATGCGGCGGCTCTGACCGTTTCCGCTTTGACGATAAAGAGGGGCGAGGGACGTGGCTCTGTAACCAGTGCGGCGCGGGGGATGGCCTGAAACTGGTCGAAAAGGTGTTCGGTGTAAAACCATCAGAGGCAGCCCAAAAGGTGAACGCCGTGACCGGCAACCTGCCGCCGGTTACCCCGGAAGTGATTGCGGCCGCAGAGGCTGAAACGGAGGCTGACCGCAAGGCGGCGGCCGCACTGGCCGTCAGGCTCATGGAGAACACCCGACCTGCCAGCGGCAACGCCTACCTGACCCGCAAGGGATTTCCCGGTCATGAATGTGTCATGCTGACGGCCACACATAAAACCGGCGGCGTGACGTTCCGCGCCGGGGATGTGGTTGTCCCGCTGTATGACGATACCGGCGCGCTGGTAAACCTTCAGCTTATCAGTTCTGACGGTCTCAAACGCACCCTGAAGGGCGGTCAGGTTAAAGGGGCATATGTCATGTCATCGAAGGGAAAAAACAGGCAGGAAAACGCCTGTGGATAGCGGAGGGCTATGCGACCGCGCTCACCGTGCATCACCTGACCGGTGAAACCGTTATGGTGGCGCTGTCGTCCGTGAACCTCCTTTCTCTGGCGAGCCTTGCCCGTCAGAAACACCCGGCCTGTCAGATTGTGCTCGCCGCCGACCGTGACCTGAACGGCAACGGCCAGAACAAAGCCGCGGCGGCCGCAGAAGCCTGTGAAGGCGTTGTAGCCCTGCCGCCGGTGTTCGGTGACTGGAATGATGCGTTTATGCAGCACGGCGGGGAGGCAGCGCGGAAGGCGATATATGACGCCATCCGGCCACCGGCGCAAAGCCCGTTTGATACCATGAGCGAGGCGGAATTTACGGCCATGAGCGCCAGCGACAAGGCTCTGCGGGTGCATGAGCATTACGGCGAAGCGCTGGCCGTGGATGCGAACGGCCAGCTCCTGTCCCGCTATGAAAACGGCATCTGGAAAAATATCCCGGCCGCCACTTTTTCACGGAATGTGGCTGACTTATTCCAGCGCCTGCGCGCCCCGTTCTCATCCGGGAAAATTGCCTCGGTGGTGGAGACCCTGAAACTGATTATTCCGCAGCAGGATACACCGGCGCGTCGTCTGATTGGTTTTCGCAACGGGGTACTCGATACCCAAAGCGGCATCTTCAGTCCACATCATAAATCGCACTGGCTGCGCACACTGTGCGACGTGGATTTTACCCCGCCGGTGGAAGGCGAAATGCTGGAGACTCACGCGCCGAACTTCTGGCGCTGGCTCGACCGGGCGGCCGGTAAAAATCCACAAAAACGCGACGTGATTCTGGCTGCGCTGTTTATGGTACTGGCGAACCGCTACGACTGGCAGCTCTTTCTCGAGGTCACCGGTCCCGGCGGGAGTGGCAAAAGCATTCTCGCCGAAATCGCGACCCTGCTTGCCGGAGAGGATAACGCCACGTCGGCCGACATCGACACGCTGGAAGACCCGCGCAAGCGTGCCTCCCTGATTGGCTTCTCGCTGATACGTCTGCCAGACCAGGAAAAATGGAGCGGTGACGGCGCGGGGCTTAAGGCCATCACCGGTGGCGATGCGGTTTCGGTTGACCCGAAATACCAGAACCCGTATTCAACACATATTCCGGCGGTCATTCTGGCCGTGAACAACAACCCGATGCGCTTCACCGACCGCAGCGGCGGTGTATCGCGCCGCCGGGTAATTATTCACTTTCCCGAGCAGATTGCCCCGGAGGAACGCGACCCGCAGCTCAGGGATAAAATCGCCCGCGAGCTGGCCGTGATTGTGCGCCAGCTTATGCAGAAATTCAGCGACCCGATGACTGCACGCGCACTGCTCCAGTCGCAGCAGAACTCCGACGAGGCGCTCAGCATCAAGCGCGATGCTGACCCGACGTTTGATTTTTGCGGTTATCTGGAAATGCTGCCGCAGACCAACGGGATGTTTATGGGGAATGCCAGCATCGTCCCGCGCAATTACCGTAAGTATCTCTATCACGCGTATCTGGCCTATATGGAGGCTAACGGGTACAGGAACGTGCTCAGCCTGAAAATGTTCGGACTGGGGCTGCCCATGATGCTGAAAGAGTACGGCCTGAATTATGAAAAGCGGCACACAAAGCAGGGGATACAGACCAACCTGTCGCTGAAAGAGGAAAGCTACGGCGACTGGCTGCCGAAATGCGACGAACCCGCAGCGACATAACCCACTCCAGACCGGCTACAGCCGGTCTTTTTCTTTCCGGCAATTGCCACAGGGTGAACACTCCACTGTTCACCCTTCACCGTATATTCACCATGTATCTCCCTGAAATTATTGATAAAAAAGAAAAGGTGAACAGTGTGAACAGTTAAATGCAAAAAAAGTTTTTTTGCGTATGATGTCGGTATGAGGCTTCGCAAGAGAATTTGAATAATGGATAAGACTAGAGACTTTATTCTTGGAGGGCTTTCTCGCTATGGCTTGGCTGATTTGCCCGGCAGGCCTTACGATTCTGCTTTTGAATTAATAGCCTCCCCACCTATACGCAAACGCCTCATTGTAATGGGCTTCAATGGTTCGTCGGCTGATTCCCATATGACCAACAGCCAGTCTATTATTCAGGATCATTCAAAGCCTCTTGTCTCGAATGCCCATTTAGGGACGCAAGGGGAATGGGGAATTACTCACCTAGCTAAGCGACTACAACAGCTACCTATCAGCCTCGGTTACAGATGGGAAGACGTAGTATTTACGAATGCTCTAATGATGTGCTCAACCAATGCCTCAGCACTCAAACAGGAAGCGAGTCGACACAAACTAACTGTCGAACAACTCGTAAAATACTCAACAAGATTTTTTGAGAATGTCACAATCCCTCTGTGTAAGCCTGAACTGATTATCGCTTATAGCAACAGTCTACAATCCCTTTCAGCAGCAAATATTTTGCTAAAACACTTCGGTGATCCAAGCACTCTCATCTATACGCAGCAAAAGGGTTATTACACAACTTTCGCTTTCTCAGCCGTACTAAATGATGTGAAAATCCCTGTAATATGTGTCCGTCATATGTCTAGATTTAAACCTTCAGAAGAGTTAATTGAAACAGCTCTAGAGATGATGAAGGGACTTTAGCTTTATCCGTCAGATTGAACCATACACTTGGAACAATGTGTATAGCGATGTGTATAACCCAAACACCACCTTAAAGTAAAAGCCAATAAAAACATCATGTTATATCAAAAAAAGAACTCCTGTGATCTCCGCCAATAGTTCTCATTTTTTTATCTTCCCTTTAGTCAATTATATTTATACTCATATCTTAAAATTGCTTTCTAGTTAATTTTAAAATTGAATATGGGAAGTCAAATAAGCATTAGAATCGATTATAATCCTGACAGAAAAACTTAGAAATTATTATTTCGGCAATGGATTAGCAGCTAAAAAATTAAAAATTACAGTTCACTTGGAATTTCCACTAACTCTCTTTTTTCAATCGCATTAAACATGACTCCTTCACCCACTTACTAAAATTCCCTTTCCCCGCAGCTTTCTCAATCTGTTCCAAAAGCTCATCCTCGAAACGGATGTTCTTCATGGTGCTTTTAGTGCGGTCAAAATTTGGTTTTTTTTTCTCT